GTCGTGTATGTGTCCGTTTCTTAGTATTTTTAGTTTTAGGTTTACCGTCTTCGTCGTGTATGTGTCCGTTTCTTAGTATTTTTAGTTTTAGGTTTACCGCCGAAAAATGGTTTCTGTGAGTTTGTATTGTTTGCGTTAGCATTAGCCTTAGCATTGGTCTTGGCTTTTTGAGTTTTAGCCTTAGCCTTAGCCTTCACTTTCTTGTTAGTTTTCTTGTTAGTTTTATTGTTATTCTTTCCATTGTTATCTGCTTCAGGTTTGTAATTCAAGAACCACATTTCAAACTCTTGGCTGTTGCGTTTATGCTTTAAAGTTTCCCACATCTTAGATTTTTCTGTGCGAATGCTATCAATAGTATGTTGTTCACCATAGCAATTAGTAGGAAAGCGTTTTAATAGACCTTTTTGAGCAAGACGATTTTGCTTTTGAACTTCAAACAAGAAGGTTGCCATACATTGAATGCGTTTGTTATCATAGTATTGTCTTCCAGCATATAAAAATGCTAAATAAAGACTGAGAATAGTGTCAATAGACGCGACTTTAATAGTTTTACTTCCAGCTTGGATTTCATTGTAACTATGACAAGCAATAGGATGATAAATGAATACAAGTGTCTCCTTATCAACTCTTACTTCATAATGAGCAGGAATGACTTCACCAATAGCATCGTGTTTGACAATTTTAATATTCTTAATATTTTCATCTTCAAGTCTTTCTTTAACAATAGTGGCAGTAGCTTCAGGGTCATCGCTTAATACATCAAAATCAGGTTGTTTGCTCATCATTTTGCGTATTTTGGCGTTCATATATTTGCTGAACAAGTATGAGGCATAACCACCGAAAAACACGACACCACGGTCAGTTAAAGCGTTGAGTGTAATGTGATATAGTTTTTCAGCAAATTTGGCACTAATAGTGGAAACAGACCTTTGAAATAACTCTATGGAACATTCCTTAGGGCTTAGAGGATAATTCTTGTTTAGCAAAATAAGTCGCTTTAATACCTTTTCCCAGCGGCTAACGTCACCAGCAGGACGTGATAATTCAAGATACATAGCCATACGAAGATAATTAGGAGGAGCATAATAAATACCATTTACACGAATGCTTTCTTTGAATAAATTGTCAAATAAACGCTCATCTAAATAGGTAATATCAGCAATAGGAATAAAATTAACGAAGACCTTGTATGTTCCAAAATGAACTCCAGCCTTGGCTTCTACATTTGAGAAACCTTCCTTAGCATAAATATCAGCAAGTTCCTTGGCATCATTGACTGGTTTCTTGGAAAAGAAATCATAATCAGGGATTTGGAGATTACGGTCATAGAATTGGTCAGCCTTAGGAAGAATATTATTAATGGCAGTGCCACCATAACAGATAAGTTTTTTGCGCTGTAGGAATGTTTCCAAAATAGAAACCATCTTTTTAATTTCAGGAGTATTAGCCAGTTCTTTGTTTTTATCTTCATCAATCTTATCTATTGTTTCTCTAAGAATAGCTAATTCTCTTTCTTGAAATGTTAGATGTTTTTTACAAGCATCCATACTATATGATTTAATGATAGAAAATATAGTATGACTAGATTAGTTAGTAATTTATTAATTAATATACTTGTTTGTTCTTTTGTTTGACGATGTTTAAATATTGAAATTGTAGAAATCGCTAGAAATATCACGTTTAGCATATGATAATTTCTTAGATGGATTATTAGGCATTGTAACAGTAATAGGTTTATATAATAAGTTATCTGGTTTAAGTGAAAATGCAGACCCAGCTTTGTTGAAGAAATCATTATAGAAGTCAACATTTGAATCTTTGTTTTGTATAGACATAGCAACCATTTGACAACCATATTTGAATGGTAAAGCAGCACTGTTATTATCATCAGATACCCCTAAATTAGGGAGGATAATAGACATTTTACGTTTATTAAATTCAATGAGTTCTTGCATATCAGGGGCGTAACGCATTTCATCATAACGCAGTGCTTGCATAAAAATAGAATTACTCGCAATATTGACATATTCGTCTAAATCAGTGCCTTCATACATAGGGTTTGACTTATCAACCATAAATATAACCCTTTGTTGTAAATCAGTTAGTTTGACATCACCAATATTCTTACCATCATATTCATAACTGTATTTCTTACCAAGGATATAATCAGACAAACGTTTTGAAATAATATCAGCCATTTTCTTAAATATCACAGAGTTTTGGCTCATAATTCTTAAATGAATAAGGATAGGGTCATTAGGGTTTGGACAACCGGCATTAGCAAAACCTTGATTGGCAATAGTTTCACAAACAGCATCAAAAGGAACAGAATTATAAGTGTATTTAACATCGTAACTGTTAATGTTGCTGGTAGAAATAACAGGTTCATTATTAACAGAATAAACAGCCATATCTAAACAACGATAACCTTGACGAATTACTTGTTTAAGAGCACACAAATCAACATAGCTATTTTTGAAATCACCGATTGAACAAGCATTATAAGCGGTCTTAATGTAATAATCTTTCAGTGTGTATTTGAATTTGTTGTCGTAATCATTAATGGATGAAATAGGTGGAAAATCTTTGTATGTTTTTCTTAAACTATTACAACCACGTTTTCTAAGTGACAATTTATTGGATATATACCAAACAATACCAACAATAATAATAATAGAAATAATAATAACAATAATATGTGTGAGCCTTGCATTACCCATTATTGTGCTAAGTTGTTGTCTTAATTTGGACATACGATCTTTTAATCCATTATCCATTCTTATATATATACTATATTTTACAAGTATTTTAATTAGCGTCGTTATTGAGTTAAAAACTGTTCTAACTATATATTAACGAACAATGCCTGGTGGTCTTCTTAATTTAGTTTCAGAGGGACAAGGAAACATTATTCTAAATGGTAATCCACAGAAAACGTTTTTTACAAGTACATATAAGACATATACTAATTTTGGACTTCAAAAGTTCAGAATAGACTTTGATGGGCAAAAGGCATTACGAATGTCAGAGCCTTCAGTATTTCGTTTTATAGTTCCACGATATGCCGAGTTATTAATGGATACGTATTTAGTAGTGGATTTGCCAACAATTTGGAGTCCTATATATCCGCCCCAAGATTGTAGTGGTAGTTGGAGACCTTATGAGTTCAAATGGATAGAGCATTTAGGTTCGCAAATGATTCAAGAGGTAGAGATTGTTGTAGGTGGTCAAACATTACAAAAGATGAGTGGCCAATATTTACATAATTTAGTAGAACGTGATTGGAATGGAACAAAGAAGTTGTTGTATTACCAAATGACAGGACATGTTCCAGAGTTATATGACCCAGCAAATGCTAATGGACGAAATGGAAGATATCCTAATGCTTATTATACAACTTCAACACTTGGGGCAGAGCCAAGTATAAGGTCACGACAAATATATATTCCATTAAATGTGTGGTTTACACTTTCAAGTAAACAAGCATTTCCCTTAGTATCATTACAGTATAATACACTGGAAATTGTGGTAACAATGAGACCAGTAGCAGATTTATGTGTGGTTCGCGATATAGATGAAGATAATGGTAATTTTATTCGTCCTAATTTGAATGACCCACGTTATGCTTTCTATAAGTTTTTACAACCACCCCCATCTGTTCAATTAAATGTGAATGATTACTCAGACAGACGAACAAACTGGAATGCGAGTGTTCACTTGAATTCAACCTATGCTTTCCTTTCGGAAGAAGAAGTGCGACAATTTGCTACATTACCTCAAAACTACTTAATTAAAGAAGTGTATGAGTATGATTTCCATAATACAACTGGTTCAGGAAAAGTCGATTTGGAGTCATTATCAGTAGTAGCTGACTGGATGTGGTATTTCCAAAGAAGTGACGTAAAGTTGCGAAACCAATGGAGTAATTATACAAATTGGGCATATAACAATGAGATGCCTTCACCAATCAGGTTAGCGAACAATACCGACTATGCTTATCCGTTAGTATGTGGTCAATCATCATATACACCTGCTATAAATCCAGTGAATGATGCTAGCACAAACATCTTTATTACAGGTGAATACTCGCCAGATAATCAGCGTGATATTCTGGATACTTGGGCTATTTTATTAGATGGTAAATATCGTGAAAATGAGATGCCATCAGGTGTGTTTTCTTACATAGAAAAGTATATTAAAACAGCGGGTTATTCAAGACCAGGATTATATTGTTACAATTTCAATCTTAATACAGACCCGTTTGACCTTCAACCAAGCGGTGGAATGAATTTGAGTAAGTTTAAGAATATTCAGTTCGAATATAAGACATACTATCCACCAATGGACCCATCCGCCCAATTCTACACAATTTGTGACCCAAGTTCAGGGTTGCCTATTGCCGTGAATAAGCCTACTTGGCGTGTGTTTGACTACACATATAATTTACATGTGATGGAAGAACGGTATAATGTAGTTAAGTTTGAGAGTGGTAACGCAGGATTAATGTATGCTCGGTGATTTTAATTAGTCAAACCATATTCAAACCATAGTCAAACCATATTCAAACCATATTCAAACCATAGTCAAACCATATTTAATCC